TTATTTTCTCTGTTTTGCTCTGTACTCATTTATTCTGATCTTGTTTTTTAATTCCTGTTCAATGTTAATATCAAAATGCTTTGCAAAGTTTAGACATACCAGAATAACATCAGCTAACTCTTCAGGTAAATTACTCCATTCTTTAGATATTAAAGCCTCTTTGTTTAGCTCTTCTACCTCTTCATCTAGCTTATCTAAAAACTCAAAAAGCGTAGTAGTAGGAGTTATAAAACCCCTATCTACTATGCTCTGGTAATTGGTATTTATTATATCTTGCACTAGAATAAACTTTTTTGCTCTGCTGCCTCTTCAAATCTATATTTAGCATCACCTAAGTTTATCTTAGCCTGTTTAAAGTAAGAATCTTTTAACTCTATTCCTATGGCTTTTCTACCTAATGAAACAGGACTATAAACTTCTGAACCTACGCCCATAAAAGGAGTAAAAACAACCTCACCCTCATTAGAATATAATTCCACTAACCTATCAATAACATCTAATTGTAATGGATGTACATGCTTTTCATCATCTTCTTCTTTAGTATCTCTAAATGGTAGTTTTAATTTACCTCTAACATCATCCCATACACTAGAAGCATACCTTTGCCATATTACCTGACTAAGTTTATTTTTAAATGATTACCACCTAAGTTATCAGCATGTTTGTATTTAATTAATAAATCATTCCATTTGCCGTATTTTTTTCCATTGGAGGTAATAACGGTGTTTCACCATGATAATGCTTAAAACCTTTCTCATTAGTCACTTTAACCTCATTTTCTCCTTTCTTTTTAAATATTAAAACATAATCAGGAATAGCAGTAAAGCACATTGTAGAATCCTCTGCAATATTTTTATGCATTAAACTTCTTACCATTGTTCTCATTCTTACTTCTAGTGGCTCTTTCCATACTGTAATACGGTTATTATAGGTAAAACCATATTTCTCATGTAGTTTAATTATTTCATGAGGAAAGTCATATAAAATATGCTTAGTAGTATCTGTTAAAATCTCTTGACAATGTACAGCATTAATTCTACCAGCTTTAGTAACTCTAGCCATCTCCTTAACTAAGTATTCATACTGTTGCATAAACTCTTCTTTAGTTTCGCAGTTACTAAAATCTTTCTCTGAGCTAGAATAATTATACAACCCAGCAAAAGGAGGTGAGTAAATAGATAAATCAATACTATTATCTTCTAATGTTGTTATTACATCCATGCAGTCACCGTTATAGATTGCATAGTTTTCTGTTAGTTTTTGGTCTTTTACTTTCATCTTTATAAAAATTTAGGTTTTACTATTTGTTTGTTAAATTGTTTATTATCTAAGTCTATTGATATTTTACTATCCTTTAAAATCATTTCATTAAATTCTTTTGCCTTTTTAGTTTTGTATAAAAGTGTATCTAATACTCTTTTTGTCCATCGGATAAAACTAAATCAATATGAACATCACTTTTTTGTCCGAATCTCCAGAATCTTCTAACAAGTTGATAATACTGCTCATAACTCCATGTTGGAAAAACTACTGAATGATTACAATGTTGCCAATTCAAACCAAAGGATGCTATTTTAGGCTTAGTAATTAATCTTTGAATATTACCTTTAGCAAAATCTAAAAGTATATCTTCTTTTCTGTCTAGGTTCATACCACCACTAACCTCAACCGCATCTTTATCTAATTCATTTAATAGTGTACCCTCATCATTAAAATTACACCAATAAACAGAAGTTTTATTACTTGCTAATTCAACCGCTTTCTCACATCTTTGCTCAATACTTCCTTTCTGCTCTTCTCTAACCTCAGTCATAGTTTTAGCAATACCATTAAATAAGCTAGTTTGACCGTTTATAATCCAGTTTTTCTCATTTCTAACGTAGTTAACATCTTCAATCAATTTAGGTAGTTTATATCTTTCATTAGAAAAACCTAAGTCACTAGGATTTTTAATAAAAATACTCCATTGATTAAGCCATGCAAAAAAACTTGCTTTAGCATGAGGTTTTAAATACCATTTAGTACCAATGTCTTGAGGTCTAACATTGTTTTCATTATTACCAAAAAACTTAGTGAGCATATCCATGTAAGGCATGTAACCTAAAAACTCTGAAGATGTACCAAACTCAATATAATCATTAGGTGCTGGAGTAGCCGTTGATAAAAATCTATAAGGTATTTTTCTAGCAAATGAAGTAATTTTCCATTTAATCTTACCGTTAAAGTTTTTAAGTATCGAACTTTCATCAAGTATAACACCTTGAAATTCTGTTTTATCAAAGTAGTGTAATCTCTCATAATTACATATTACAATGCTCTTAGTATGCTTACCATCTTTAGAGTATTCAATATCTGTTATACCTAACTTTTCAGCCTCTAAAATAAATTGAAAAGCAACCGCTAAAGGAGTTAATATTAATACTTTACCGCCTGTATGATTAACAATGTTTTGAGCTATTGAAACTTGCATCAAGGTCTTACCTAATCCAGTATCTGCAAAGATTGCCATTCTACCTTTTTTAACAGCTTTTTCAATAATAGCTTTTTGAAAATCAAAGGCTATATCTGGTATGTAATTAGCATCAAAACCAAACTCACCTATTGTGTGTTTTTTGTTTTCTAAAAATTCTTGATAATTCATAAATAATATTGTTTTACTCGTACAAATTCACCATACCTGTTAGGTACTTCTAACCATTCATCTTTTACCTCATTACCTTCTTTTCTTAGATCACATATTCTCGATGCTAGGCGGTAAATACCTAGCTCTTGCCATGCTTTTAATGGGTTAATTTTGTTGCCTTGCTCAAGATAGGTGAGCAGCCTTTGTTTTTGTGTCATAATTGTTTAGTTTGTTGTTTATTTTTACAATGATAATAATAATTTTTTAATATCAAAACTTTAAAGATTGATTCTCTAATTTTAATTTATAATTTTCTTCTCTAAGCTTTAAATTTTCCTCTTTTAAAAGCTGGTTTTGATTCTTTAATTTTGTAACCTCATCATCAACAGTATCAATATAAAACTCTAATTCTGCAACTGAAAATATAGCAGCTTCTGTTAATGTTGCTAGTGGATTATCAGTCATTTTTTTATCCTCAAAACTTTTGAATAATCTTCTTAACGTAATATCAGCCGTTTCTAGGGCTTGTTTTGCCTCAAGGTATACATTACCCCCGAAAATGTTTTTAGTGTCCTTAAACATCACGTAAATAGGTAATAAATCGATTTCTGGCTTTTCGCTTAGCATAGTTTGTTGTTTAAAATGGTAAATCGTCATCAATATCATCATTTCCGTAGCTCATTCTGCTCATGTTTTGATGTTCTTTTGTTTTTATGAGTTCTAATTGTTCAGGTTGTTTGTCATAGGTATGTTCTAATGGGTTTTCATTATTGATTTTGTAAGCACAGTGATTATCCCATCTTAACTCTATTGGTTTATCTCTGGGAGTAACACAACCTCCTGTTATAGTTTCTTTAACCTTTCTAACATGAAGCTCTCCTATGTTCCACCTTTCCGGGTGCTGTGTCATTCTGTGAATAGTAAAAAATCATCTGCTCTATTAGCAAACTTTTGACCTCCTTCTGTATCTGCTTTCTCAGGAGATGCTAGATGTCCCTCATAGATGTGGTCTTTAGGGTATCTGTTTCTAGCTGCTTGAGTTACTAAGTGAGCATTTACAAATACAGTAGTATTATTTTGCTCTGCAAATATTCTAAGGTTAGCACA